CCTGTAGATACAGAGCGTAGCTTTGCATAGTCAGCTCCTTCAGTTAGGGGTTGATCTATCTACGGCTACGTTCACCCATCTCCTAGGAAAGGAGCCTTAGGGCGTCATTGACGCCTTACGACTCCCAGCCCAGCAACTTCGCGGCGATACCACCAGCTTTTACCATGTAAAAGCTCATGGCCTCCGAGACGTCGATGACGTCCGATTGAGTCTCATTAGGATCCGTACGGATCGTCATGATAATCTCAGTCGTACGACCAAGAGGAGCGATCTCAGTCGGCTTCGTGAACCGTTGGAACGTCACAGTGTGACGATCAAACGGCTGCGAGCCGGCCTTGACCGAATCCTTAGAGTGACGCACTTTCGCGCGCCACTGAACGGTCGCCTCGTCAAGGAAATATTCCGACGAGTAACCGTCTTGGTTAATCAGCGGCAGGATCTTGGCAGTTCCACCGGAACCGTCAAGAGTCACCGTCAGGGTTGAACCTAGCATTGTATCTACTCCTTAGTGCGTTAAGAACCTCAGCGCGAGAAGCGTTGAAGAGCTAGCGCACCAAGGATCGAGAAATGACGACCCGAGAGAAACGGGATCGTCGCCGTGAGTGATGGACCTGAGACGACGGAGCGATCCTTCGTTTCAGTAATCCTCGATCCATACCCGCCATGAACCTGTAAAACATACTGGTCCGAACGGGTCCAAGCAATCTCTGCTTTCTTATGTGTCATCACACAGACGACACTAGGAGCGCAGGGTAATGCATTATGGTAGGTACCAAGGTACTCTCCCATATTAGCATACCAGTCAATCATCCAGGACCAAGGGACAGCGTCCCATATAGCTTTAGGGTTTACGTTAAGCCCTAAGACTAAGTTCCTGGCTTTTTGATCCATTTGCTTGCGGGAAAGATGGTAACTAGGTAAGGCGGTGGACATCCAACGGACTGTCCCCCACCTCTCCCACAGTATAGACTCTTCAGCCTTTACGGTGAGAGACGGACCAAGTGTATCGATAAAAACCGATGACACTTTGTTGGTCTGAAAGACCCAGCTACCTGGCTTACCCGTTTTAGGGTTAGCCTTTCCGACAGATCGATGCAATCCTCCATTTCCGTTAAACAAATTATCCAGGTCGGTAACTCGATTGTTTACCTTTTCCTGAAAGTTTGTTAACTTACGGAGATCCGAGATAAGGGGAGCCCAACCCATAACGCCAGAGAGATAGTGATTTGCAGCATCCTTAGCGGATGGTGCGTGGCCAATAGGGCCACCACTCTCACCTTTGCCGTATAGCTTGAGCCGACCAATATCCCGAATCATTCCGGGGAGGTCCTTGAGTTCGAATAGGAAGTTCGGGACAGACACGTACGGCCTAGTAGGATTGCTCCTACTAATAGTCGCTGTGGCTACCTCTGCTACCGAAGCGAACCCAGGGGGCGTAAGTCCGAAACCAGGAACCGAAGATGAACCGGTGGGGTAGTTATTTTCCCAACGGTCAACTCGGTTTACTCCGATTATCTCTCCAGTTAAGGGTTGCACACCACTAAGATCAATATGAGTAATATTGAGATTGTGGTCTGGGCCATAACCGGAAGTATCGACACACGTATGCTGTACCCACGGCGAAGCCGCGGGCTGTACAGAATCCGCAATGACGGTACCATTAAACTCTGCATAGCGTTTACCGCCAGCAGGGCGTGAGATAGCCGAAGTTCTGGTTCGAGACATAACGTTGCCATCACAGTGAGGTCACGGGATGTGACGAGC